TCAAAGAAAGCACCGAACTTATGTGCTAGGTCGTTTATCTCATGACCTTTGTTGACAGCTTGTTGGATGTAGTTAAACGCCTTCCCTGCTGCTGATACCGCTGCAATAATCTCTATCACTCATATACCCTCACTGCGTCTTTATCTGCGACTCGTGGCAAACAATAGGCCGCGAGGGTTATGCGTCTTGGTTCAGAGTTCATAGTGCGTTCTACCTTGCCTGTTACTATTGCATTAGCAAAGTAGTTGCATCGATGAATATTGTAGAAAAACATATCAGATGACTCCACCTGTCCATTAACCAGAACCATTAGCAAGAACAGGTGTGTCACTTACTCTTCCTAGACTTTAGTCAGGCTGTGTTTCAAACGACTCGTCTACAGTCTCTAAAGACTCAGTAAGCATCTTCAAGAAAGAATCCTTACCCACTTGTAGCTGCTGTAACTGGAAGTTCATGTTGCCAATCTTCCTGTCCAGATCAAGACAGTGATTAGTCATAGCAATCTGCTCTTCAGTGAATGTAGCTGTGTCGTGTTCAACATCGTTTATCGTAATCATCTGAGGCTTGTTGTCTTTGCTCATTAGATTTTCTCCTAGTTAAAAACTACCACGGAACACCCGCAGCAGTGACAGGGTTGACCTGCAAATCAATGTTAGCTTGCAGACTTGCTTCAGTAGCGTCTTTGTCTACTGAGTCGTACACCCACCCAAGAACAATCTCTTGAGTAAGATCAGCGTAGGGTACATAACCTTCTGCTGAGGGGTCAGGGTTGAAGCCACAAGTGCCGTAAGCAGACGCAGTGTAAGTTACAGCATCGTCTCCAGTTGTTTCTTCGGCGTTCACTCTCCAGTGTGCGACTATGACAGCGCCGTCCATGTCAGAGGGCTGTAGGTCGTATTCTAAAGTTGCGATAGTCCAGTTAAAAGTTGTCATTATTCAGTCTCCTGTGAGGCTTGAAATGCGGCTATGACTTCCGCTGTGTGTACCGCAGCACAGATAGCCTGTACCTCTGGTGATTCGTTAGAGTAGTCCTGACCTGCTGTGATAACGTGGCGATGGTAGCCTGATGAAAGCTCTACGCCGTCCTCCATTACCTTGGTACAGGTTCTGACTTGTACAGCTCGGTGTTCGCCGCAAACCTCTATTTTGTCTTCTATAATTACTTTTTCTAACATTATGTTGCTCCTATCTGTGCCTACCGTCCGATAGGCGTATGGTTGTTATGCTGTAAAATAAGTAATTGAACCGTTTATTATTCCATCACCTAGTTCTGAGCCTGCCATGCTGTTGATGGACGTTGTTCCTTGAGTTTGTACATAAATAATTGTACTGCTAACCCCTAACCTACAAATAGGCGAATCTGTTGTTAGTGTTCCTGAATTAGTTTGCACATGAATAATCCCAACATTATTATTTATGGAATTAGCTCCACTTGAAAAAGGAAGGCCAGTAATTGTCAAATTACCAGAAGCTGTTGTTCCTGTTACATGCAAATAAAACTTTAACTCTACCATATTGCCTATTTTGGTATACACGCCTGTTCTAGCTACATATGTAAAAGATGAATATCCAGTATTAAACGCAGGAGTCCAAGTCCCCTCCTCATAATCATCGAGCTTATTAGCCGCACCAGTACCGCCAAGGTAGACACCGCCTGATAGGTAGAGGTCTTTGAAGCGTATTCCAGACGTACCTAAATCCATAGTACCGTCTGAACCAGTTCCATCTGAATTGACAGGTCTTAGTTGTGTGTTATTAATGGGTCTTATGCCACCAGTACCACTAATAAAATGCGTATAACCGGCAGCAGTACCAATACTACCTACGGTTGTGTTGTCTTTGCGGAAGACTGCAATGTCGCCGTCAGTGCTTAATCGGTTTAAAAGTAACGCAGCATTTTCGGAAGCAGTGTGAGTGCTAAACCCGCTTGCTCTAAAGCTACTACCGACAATAGTTGTGTAGTCTCCAGTACCTGTTTGATTTATTAGAATGTCACCTGCGCTGTTTATGCGCATTGCTTCTGCGTTAGATGTACGAAACGTCATTTCGCCTAGCGTGTCTGCACTTCCTCTGATTGACTGAATATCGGTCATAGGCGTTGTGGCTGAGTTATTAAATGTCCGCATATACGACACAATAGCGCCAGTACTAGACCTAGTACCTTTTAACTCCAAAAGTCCATTTCTATTGCTATTATCAGCAGTTGACGCAGAAATAGTTAAAGCGGTGCTTCCTGATGCGCCTCCACTAATGTTAGTACTCGTAGTACCAATACCAACATTACCACTGGAGTCTATGTGGAGGCGTTCTGAGCCGTTGTTGTAAAAACGCATACTTCCGTTTTCACGATTGTTAATATAAGCGTCAGAGCCAAGAATTGTTAACGAAAACCCGTCAGACGCTGTTGTTCCGCTAGTAGGATTTTGCAAATAAAGATATGGAGTTGTATTGTATATGCTTACACTATTTGTACCAGATCCGCTTACAGGACTCGTAGTACCAATACCCAAAGACTCAGCAGAAGCATCCCAGAAGAACTTAGGCGTTGTGCCAGTGTCTTCGTAGAAGGAGATGTCGCCGTTGTAGTCAAAAAGAGCTGTTGGACTTGATGATGTTGCAATCTGCAAAGCAGAAGTACTTTTTATATATGGATAGTTTGCTACAGAGCCTGAAAAAGCAGTACCTGCAGTCCCTTCAATACCAAAATAAACATTTGTTAAATTGTTGTCTTGAGACATAATAATTGTTGGTACATCTGTCTCTGTAATATTATCTGTGTCTGCTGCTAATGTTAGCGTAACGCTTCCTGTGCTGCTTAACGTAGCATCACCATCAACATTCAAACCATCAGCCGTGACTGTGCCTGTGAAGGTTGGGGAGTTCGTGCTAATAGCGACATCCTGCCAAGCAGAACCAGTGTAGACACGCATGACATCTGTAGTGGTGTTGAAGTACAACGCACCAGTTAATAAAGCATTGCCGTCATTGTCCAGTGTTGGGTCTGAGGCTTTGTCGCCTAAGTAGCGGTCATCAAACTCATCGTATTTATCTGCTGCATCGGTAGCCGATCCTGCCGCCGCTGTAGCTGAGCTTGCTGCTGCTGTTGCTGATCCTGCCGCTGCCGTTGCTGAACCCGCCGCTGCTGTTGCGCTGTTGGCCGAATCCGTGGCAGATGAAGCACTAGCCGAGGCAGAAGTCGCAGAATCAGAGGCGCTTGAGGCCGAAGCCGAGGCGCTTGACGCAGATGAGCTGGCCGATGAAGCCGCATTGGACTCCGATGTCGCTGCTGCCGCCTCAGAGGCCGCTGCCGCCGTTTCTGAAGCCAAGGCAGCCGAGGCACTAGACGCACTCGCTGCGGCACTAGAGGCGCTATTTGACTCCGATGTTGCCGCAGCATTTTGGCTTACCAAGGCCGCAGCGGCCGAAGCGGCACTCTCACTGGCGCTAGTTGCAGATGATGCAGCACTTGCCGCACTATTGGTTTCGGCTGTCTCAGCATTAACCTCGGCTGTCTCTGCCGCTGCCTGAGCTGCTTCCGCTGCCGCCTGAGCTGTCTCGGCATTAGTCTCTGCAAGTTCGGCCGCATTCTCGCTGACCAAGGCCGCCGCAGCACTCGCCGCTGCCGCTACTGCACTGGCCGCTGCCGCTGCGCTTGTACCCACCCAATAAGCAGGTGAGGTAGCAGGATCGTTACCAGTGTTAGAGTCTTGTAGTGAGGTATACAGAATACCGTCAGTACCGACTGCGTTCTGACCGTCAGAATAAGTAGCTGTTGCCAACCATGCAAAGCTCAATAGCACCCAGTAGCTTGAGGCTGTAGATGGATTCTGGTTGAGGTTAGAACCTTGTAGTGATTGGTACTGTTCGCCGTCATAAGTTACAACAGCGCCTACCTGATAGGTAATGCCAGCGTTCCACTCTACTGAGTATAGAAGCGTCCAGTTGCCTGTAGTGGTAACAGGATTGTTACCTTGGTTACCGTTGATTAAAGAACGGTAAAAGACTCCATCAGAACCCAGTACAACATCTGTGGCGTTGTAAATCTTAGTAGCAACCCACTGGTCGCCAAAGTCTGTAGCTGTTTCACCTACAGGGTCTCGCACGATTAACTGAACATCATCGTTATCAGTCAATATGACCTTAGCCACACCGTCAAAGAAGATGTTAGGTTGACGACCAGCCGCAGACAACAATACCGGATTAGTATTCGGAATTGAGTTATTAACGTCCGAATAGGTAGTCTTTGGAGTGGTAGTACCTGACTCGTAGAAGTACAGCTTGCCCTCAGCTAAGGGGTCGCCAGCGTTGTCTAAGTATTGGTCGAAATCACCGAATCGTGCCATTGTAGTTTCCTATTGTCCGTTAAAGCTGTTGAGCAATTCTCGCATTGCTTTGAACTGAGCTTCTTGATTAACACCTCTAACCTTGTTTGTAGCAGCTCTTGCCGCAGCACTAATAGCCTGACCAGTAGTAGTTGGAGGGGCATTGCCGATGGCTTCAGAAATTTGACCAGCAAAACTCGTATCAGCTTTAGTGCCAAATAATCTATCAAGCTCCATTGTGAAAGCAGCTTGGTTGATTACATCATCATCAAACCCGCCGCCATACTTATTACCTAGAGTTTGCATCTCATTTAAAGAGTCTAGCAGTCTACCTCGGCTCTGAATGTTTGAGCCAAGCCCTCGGAGTTTTGTGCCGATTGCTGTAGCTGCATTAGGGTTGCTCATGTCTATAGTGCGGCCCATGACACTTTGGAAGTCATCCATCGCTCTAATAGTTTCGGCGTATTGAGTATTGGCCTGATTATACCCTTCAAAGTTACTATCTAATACTTCATCTAACTCACGCCTTAGCTGCTTGATAGCTCTTTCAGCTTGCCCTGATAAACCCTCTACTTGCTTGCCGTAGGTAACTTGGTCATCAATAAACTTCTTAAAGGTATGGACTTCATAGGCAGTCATATCTCTTGGGCTACGCATCCTCTTGACCATTTGATTCAAGATTCTTTCTGCGCCTGCCAAACCTTCAATAGTAGAGCCTGCAAAATCCAAAGTTAAATCATCTTTCAGGGTAATACCCATATCATTAAGATTAGCTTCAAAATTATTAACAGGCCCATCAAAGTCTACATATTGATTCTTGAGATTATTTCTTGCATACCGATCAATACTTCTTCCGGCCTTTTTGTTGGCTTCTTCAATTGCTTTATATCTTTTAAGCATTGAGTTGCCAGCAACATCAGTAGTTCTATTCATCATACTGAACTTCTTGTTGCCTGTAGCCCTTTCCATAATTTTTAATGACTCAAGCATATTCCTACGATCTGTTGGGCTGGCCTCACGGATCATAGCTATCAAGCCTTCATCAAAGCCTTGTCTAACCGCTTCTTTCTGAACTGGGCTTGTAACTAACCTGCGAGGAGGAGTTACTGTCTGTCCTTCTTGTGCAGGAATTCTTCTCTCTACAGGAATCTCACTTGCTGCCGCAGGAGTTGGCGCACCCTCTTTCCAGCTTGCTGGAGGCAATTCTTCAAGTCTATATGGCGCAGTAATGTCACGAGTAGCCTCTATGCCACCTTGCTCCATACTAGCTTGAGCTTGCCTAGCGCGTGTAGTGGAAGGCAGTTCTACTCGTGAAGCTGTTCTAGCTACTGAAGGTGCGGCTAATCTGGTAGGAACGCCAACGCCAGCGATATTAGTAACAGCAGCAATATTTCTGGCAGCCCTTGGATTTTCTTCAGAAAACCTATTCCAAGCCTCACCGCCAGCCTGTAACGCTTCTTTACCCGTCTGCATTAACGGTTGGTCAAAGAATATACCAAGCTGTGTCATCACTTCGTCTTCTACAACATCAGGTGTCACATAAGACACGCCTTGTCCAAGTTTGGTAATGCCTGCGCCAATTATATCACCTAAATAGCCAGCGCCTTGTCCTGCTGTTTGCATGACCCCTTCGCTGAGAGATTGGTCACCACGAAGCGTAGCATCAAAGATGTCGCCCATGTTGCGACCACGACCTGACTCTGCACCCATTGCATCAAATGCTGCTTGAGTAGCTCCAAGCGCTGCCTCACCACCCATACCTATAGGTTGTGCAACAGGCTCGGCAGGAGTGCTAGTCCTTTGCTCTATAGCTGCAATAATCTCATTCTCTGGTGTCCCTGCTGGAAAACTAACAACACTACCATCGGGGAGAGTTACCTCAATCATTTCTTCCATTGATTACTGCCCCTGTGGTACGAGAGTTTTTGTTGCTGGGTCGTAAACAAACCTACCAGACGTAGGTGTCCCCGCAGGAGGAGATTCTTCGGCAAACTCGGCCTCAATATCTGCAAGATTAAACTGAAGCGCTGCCTCAATTTCATCTGCGGTTTCGTAATCTCCACGAAGTTCTGCTCTGCGTATCGCTTTTTGCGCTGAGTTTTCTGCTATTGCAAGCGCGTTGTTAAGCAAACGCTTATTAGTATCTACGCTAGAACCAAAGCCTGCTTCAATCGCTTTAAGTGACTCACCTTCTTTAGCTGTAAACGCTGCCCCGAAAGTAGCTCTTAATTGAGATAATACCGCCTTACCCAAGTTGGCAGACAATTCACCTTCGTCACCACCTTCAACACCAAATAGCTTTTTAGTAGCAAGAGCAACACGGTTAAACCCGCCAGTTTCCACTCTATCAAGCAGCGCCAAAGATCGGCGTAGCACTGCCGTAGAATTAGCCGCATCCTGACCTTGGTTAATAATTCCTTGCGCCCTTTCTTCGCTGCCTGTTGCTTGCGCTTTTCTTGCAGCAATTTCTCCTTCTCGGAGTATGCCGCTGTCATACCCTTGCCTAATAACTTCTTGTCTTTGTGTTGGATCAGTTACCTCTGTGCCTGAGGTGTCGTAAACACGGTTACCAGTGCCTGTTACTTGTATGTAAGAACCATTAACAAAACGAGTCAGACCCTTTGCGCCTTCTTCGCGCGTTGCGCCGCCATAGCGCATAAACTCTTCATATTCTGGCGACCCCTTGGGAATGCCTGCTGCCTGAGCTTGTAATTCTAACGCACGGAATGACGCAGGAGTGCTTCCAGAGCCATAGACGTTATACAAACTACCGACAGAGTAAATGGTATCTAGCTGGTCTTTTAAACCTTTAATAGCCGTAGGGTCGCCAGCACGAGCTGCGTCAGCTAACTGAAGCATCTGCTGAGAGTCACGAGTATTCACACCCATCGGAGTCAGAATCTCTAGTCTATCTCTAGCGATGTCAGCAATAGACCCAAAATCGCCTTTGTCAAAATACTGCCTAGCAGTAGCAGCGTCTTGGAATAGAGTTTTCTTTCTCTCTTCCTCTCGCTTTAATAAAGCATCCTGACGCGCCGTGTCCATGTCAGCCATCTTCATCTTATACAGGTCTTCTTGCTGCATACGCTGCTGGAACTGGGGTATTTCGTTCTTAAAGGCAGCGCCTATTCCTGATAACGCTCTTGCTACGTCAACCATTATGCTAGTCCCTTAAGATTCTGTGGAGAATATAATGTAGGATTATAATTCATTGCCGCTTGTGGTTGTTGATTAAAGTACCCTTGAGGGAAGTAACCACCTACGTTCATGTTCGTGCCATAGCCACTAGGTTGTTGGTTGGTGTTTTGGTTGCCAAACAAGCTATATCCAGTAGCGGCTGCTTGTGCTGCATTGCCTACTTGATTTCCATAATCAGGGACAAACGCAGGAACATTACCTAGACCAACCATTGCGCTACCTGTGCCTGTCAGCATATTAGCCTGATTGCCGCTGTAACCTTGTTGCGCTTGTGCCTCGGCAGTGGCTGCGTTGTTTGTCAGGCTGTTGATGTAGTTCATCTGGCCCTGAGTCAAGTTGGCAAGGTTAGTGGCTTGGCCTTGTTGAATTCCACCGAGTAACTGGGCAACAGAGCCGACTTGATTTGCTAAGTCTCTACCTGCCTGTGTTCTACCACTAGCCAAGTTGATACCCAAATTAGATACGGTAGTTGCTGCTGGTAGACCTGTATTCAAGCCGTAGTTTGCTAATTGACTACCAAGATTGGTTCTAGTGTTTAATTGATTAACACCATAACCTTCAGCAAGTCTGGCTAGGTTAGTGCCTTGATTAAGGTAGGCATCCATTCCAGTTAGACCTTGCTGCTGGGCTATAGCTGACAGATTCTGACCTTGGTTCTGGTACAGGTTAGATTGATTCGCGCCTAGCTGAGACGCAATGTTAGCCAAGTTTGTACCGCCTGTAGTGGCAACATTTGACGCATTGCTTGCAGCGTTAAACCCCTGTCCTGACAATGCACCTAGATTTTCTATCTGCTGCTGAAGTCCTTGTGAGGCTAGACCCTGACCAAAGCGCTGTAATTCTCTTTGCACATTGCCGCCACCTAATCCACCAGTAGCCGCTGCGCCAGAAAGGTTAGCCCTCATGCCTTGTTCGCGCAGGAACGCCATCTGTGGCGATTCTTGATACGCTTGATTGAATGCGTCTTGTCCTAACGCTCCTGACAACGCAAGCTGCTGTTGTAGGGCCGTAGTGCCTGCTTGAGCGTAAGGATCAAACATAGCCTCAGCTCTACCAAAAGCGTCTGTAATATCGCCTCTAGCTTGAGTAGCGCCTGTTTGCAAAGCGTTCAACGCATCTGTTGTACCACCAGTAAGATCAGTTCTGGCTTGAGCCATTCCAGCATTTAACGCATCTAATCCGCTAGTAGTGCCTTCAGTAATGTCTGATCTTGACTGCTGATAAGAGCCTATTAATTCATCTAGCCCCTGATTAGTCATACCAATCAAATCAGCTCTACCAGCTTGGTTGATTTGGTTAAGCAGGTTTAAAGCGTCACTAGCACTGCCTGACAGAGCCATTTCAGAACCAGCTAATCCAGTAGGAATATCAGTCCCAGCAGCACCGTATGTTGTACCTGATCCTGCTAGGTTTACACCAGTTGGTACGTTTGTTTGATTAACTGCGGCTTGGTTAGCTCCGGCTTGATTAGCTGCGGATTGAGTGTCTGCGGTTTGAGTATTTGCGGTTGTTGTGTCAGCCACAGTGGAAGCGTTAATTTCATCCATGACTCGAATGACATCTGCTTCAGAAACACCGAACTGCCTAGCAGCTTGGGGGATAGTCATATTGCCAGAATCTATTGCAGCCTTGACCTGAATAGCGTCTTCCATGCTGTAGTCTTGGTCTGCCGCAATGTTACTAACAAATGAACTGGCTAACTGGTCTGGAGTGTAATTTGCGTTTTGAGCAAGATAGTTTGTCACATCAGAAACAGGCGCATCAAAATACTGTGCGACTTGATCTGAGGTGGCAACACCAGATGAAATTATTGATTCAAGTTTATTGACTTGCTCTGGGGTAAATGACCCTTCGGCATAGACAGACTTAGGAACGCCAGACACAACCTCCATGACAAAGCTGGGGTCTACATTAAAATGGCTAGATACATCAGAGATATTGACCTGACCTGTGTTGATTAGATCAGTCACAGTCTCCACTTGCTCTGAAGTATAAGTACCAGTAGGAGGAATAGATTTTATAATCTCTTGAGCCGCTGGATTATTAATATTCTGAATAGCTGGGTTTTCTGTCCCCATTAACACAGGAGGAAGCTGATCAGCGATACCAAGATCGGTTGCCGCTTGCGATATCATTTCTGGAGCAACGCCAAGGAATTCTCCCATTTGTTCCCTAGATACGCCTTGCTCTACAGCTTGCTGAAAGGTTTGCTTCTGTAATTCAACAGGGATTGGCTGTTGTTGTTCAATCAGTGCTTTTACCTGCCGAGCGTAATTTACTGGTGCAGGTGCAGTGCCAGCTAAGGGGCTTGGCGCTGGCGCAGGCGCTGGTGCAGGTGCAGGCGTAGGTGCGGGTCTTGGCGCTGGCGCAGGTGCAGGTGTTGGCGCTGGTCTTGGTGCAGGTGTTGGCGCAGGAGTAGGCGCAGGTCTTGGTGCTGGTGTTAGCGTTATCGTAGGCTCTGCCCTTGGTGTCGAGCGTGGTGCTGGCGACGGTGTTGGCGTTGCTGCTACCACAGGTGCAGGTGAAAAATTAAGAGCGGCTGCTGCGTCAACAACCATTGCTTCAGGAACACCCAAAGTTGAAGCTAGAGCTGCGTTACTCATACCTGACAAAGCCGCCTCTTGCAAAGCGGCACGTTGAACGCTTTCTGGAATAGGCTGGCTTTGACTAATTAGTCTTTGAATATCTTGAATAGCCGACATTGTTAAGGCTCCATTCCAGCGTTAAGGATTTTACTGACTTGATCTGTTGTAACTAATTGAGCTGCTTGGGCTTGAGGCGCGGCCTTACTGCCAATCGGTGCGCGTTTACCTTGCTCGATTTCATACTTACCGATGTTGTCGTAATGCCATCTACCGTAAGACTGAATGTCTTTGTAGTTGGGATTGTTAGGGTCACCAGCGCGAAGCTCTGGCAATTGTCTTATGTAGTCAGCCTCAATATCTGGATTCTCATCGAGATATGTTTGAATCTCATTCTGAGTAGTAGTGAAGGTATTTTTTAATGGCTCAATAGCTTTAAAATCTAAACCTTGAGGTTGCATTAACCCAGATAACGCAGCATAGTCCATCTGAGGAGACATAGCCTGCAAAGTGCTGTAATCCATGTCCTTACCAAGAATTGCGTTACGCTGAAGCTGTAGGCCAGCTAACAGAGCATTTTGATTCATCATGCCGCCTTGGTTGATCATCTCAGCAGTAGGCTGGAATGTCTGACCAGCTAGGCCAAGACCTTGACCTAAAGCCTGCTGACGCACCGCTTGGGCATTTTGGTATCCAACAGGCAATTGCTCCATTGCTGCTTTTGCATATTGCTGAGTCAAGGCTTTATCTTGCGCGTTCTGCGCCTGAGATTGCTCTGCAATTTTTCTGTTGGTTCTATTGCTCATGGCTGAACCAGCAAGACTAGCTCCACCCAATAATAAAGCTCCACCTACTGCGAATGCCATTATTCTTTCTCCAATAACTGTTCGGGGCTTAACCCCATTTGAATATCTAATAAATCGTAAGTTGGGATAACGTACTCTTGTTCAACCAAATCAACATCTGGCTCTTTATCCCACGGTAAGACATTAATCCATACCGCATCTTCGACTGCGTAAATAGCTTTCTTTACAAGCTCATTAGATACAAACGTATAAGGAGCTTCTATCTCAATTCTGCCTTGATCCGTTACAGCGATGACTTTCCCTTGAGAAAGAATATTCACATTAGAATACTTGTGAATAGCGCCAGTAATGACCACGCCTTGAGGAATGTGTAACTCTCTCGTGTACAAGCCGTGAGAGAAATAATGATTGCATTCTAGTGTTTCGACATCAATGCTATTGTCACTAGCAGCCATAGCGCCTTCAAGAGCTTCCATTCTTTCTCTATGATCTTGATCTATAACCGCTTGCACAATAAATTAGCCTTATTGAATTTGGTTAATTTTACCACACTTAGACAGCAATCCAGCCTTGAGATGTATCGCCTGCAATGGATGGCTGCATCTTTCTGTACTCTATAGACCCACTAGAACCATTGGCATCTATGTATAAACTGTACTGCCTAGCCTCTACCACGCCTTCTGGCGACCCTTCCCCGATAATAGGAATACTGAGACTAGCGTCTTGCGTAAACTGTCTGAACGGCTGCTCCATAGTCCCATCTGCTTGTACGATAGGCTGGGCTGCGTTAAGTCTTGGGCTTGTCACTTGTCACCGCCGATAATATTGGCAGTCAGTTGAATAATCACAGGCTTCACCGCATCCGTTAAGGTGAATCGGAATATCTCAAACCTAGCCGCCCTGCCGTTCCGTCTCCAGATAGCCCTTCGGCTGTACTCACCGATCTTACCTATGCTGCGAGAGATAGCGCCACTCCAAGTCTTGCCATCCTTTGACCGTTCTAAGGTTATCTGCGGATCAATCACATTCTCATTGCCTACACCAGACTCAACAGTGAGTTCTAATGAAGGGAAAAACACAGACTGCATATTGTTCTGGAAAGGCTGAGTTGCCACCCTGCGGACAATAGTATTCTCATATTCTGTGTAGACGTTTTGATCGAACTGACCAATGCGACCGTCAATGATGTCGCCACATAAAATCTGGTTGTATGCCTTTACTACAGAAGCCACTCTCAAAGCCCCTAACGAGCCTGCTATGAACGATTTACGCTCATGCCACCTTTGGCTAGTGGTATCGTAGACAAGCGTTGTAGAAGGCAGGGCGAAGCCTATAAAGTACGCTCCTTTGCTGGCGTAGGCCCATGAGTAAATACTGGCAACCTGAGTATCTGATAGCTTAGATAAAAGTGAATCAATGGCTGTAGTGGAAACCTTGACTGTACTGTTGCCGTTCAACGCCCAGATAGCTGGCCCTTCATTCTCTCCACCGCCGACCCACATGAACGTGTCTTGCGCGTTTACCAATGAGTACGGAGCGTAGCAGCCTTTCTGAAGGAATAGACCTGTACGTTGGAAAGGGAAGTCAGCACCACCAATGTTTTGAAACGCCTCAAAGGTCTGACCACCAGAGATGAATAGTTGGTTCTTGTAGACTACAGGAGCAACAATGTCATCAGGGTCGGACTCGGCTGTACCGAAGTCTAAGGCGTTGTAGCTCAAGCCGTCATTGATGGAGCTTACTATGAACTTCTTAGAATCTGTGGTGATTAAGAAGTAGCCATCTATGAACACTACAAACTGTGGAACACCATTCGCAGTGAAGTCCGAATCTGTGATTTGACTAAACGTGTCAGTAACGTGGTTGTAGATGTAACCGTTACCATTAGGAACAAGCACCATCAATTGTGTGCCGTTGTCAGCCATAGAGACTCTGACAGTCCCTTCAACATCGCCGATGAACGTCAAAGTGTAATCATCACCAGACTCATCTAACCTATAAAGCCTTTCGCCATTGACGAAGTACGGCTTACCCGCCATCTCGTGCGACCCACGGTTGACGTTATCTAGTACGCCCGAGGTAGCGAGTTGAACAATGCCTTCAGTGCCGAATAGAGTTTCTTGAGCCAATCCAGCACCCTGAACAACATTCGGATACCAGTTCGTACACTCTTGAGCTGCGATAGGCAGAGAGTCTGATACATAGAAACCATTCGCTATGGGTAACTGAGTCACAGGCATTAAAGCGCCCCTATAATGGCATCCAATACAATCAAGTTATCAGTTGTGGATTCGTTCCTGACGAATATCTCAACGTAGTCACCTTCATCTAACTCAAGGTTTGCGAAGGTTGCAAGGCTTCTGTAGAGGCTGCTAGACGTTGTGGTAGTAGTCTTAGTAGATGGAATGACAGTGCCATTTAACGCGATGTACATGGACACTGTGTGGTTTGTGCCGCTGGCTACAGTCATACTGATAATTGCATTGATAATGTGTCTAGCAGTATTGCCAGTATGTGTGATGCGTCCTGTAGTGTCGCCAGTGTACCCAGCCTCATCGCCTACTATAAACGTACCAGCTACCTTGACTGGTGTTGCTGTCGCAGCAATGACTGTTTCTGTGGCATTGCCATGCATGGTAACGCTGGCGTACTCAGCAATACCTTCTTGAGCAATGGTGACGTAGTTATCCGTAGAGGTAAGTGAAATGCCATTACCAGCCACCAAACTTGCAAACACTGGCTGGTCTGCCGTAGTGCTTAGGAATAGAGGAGTACCAGTGCCGTCATTTACAAAGTTGTGTGAGAGTTTAATCCCATTCTCTGCTGAGACATTAGCATTAACACCAGAGCCATTTTCTATGGTTCTGATCTTATTAACAGTTCCATCAACATCAAGCACAGGTGCGCCAGTTACCGCTCCGTCTTGGACTATAGAGCCAGTAACGCCAAGGTTAGCTACGAAGTTGTCATAGCTGATCTTGTAGTTAGTACCGTTTACAACGTAGTCCAGATAGCTATTAGCTAAGACTGTGCCTTGTTGAATAAACTCACTCTTCTTGCGACCTTGTGAATTACCCGCCATTAGTGCTGACCTCCAAACCGATTGCGCCTGTAGTCTCGGCGAGTATTTCCTGCTCTGCGTCTGGGTAGAAGTGTCCGTTCAATCCGTAGGACTCATCCTCATTACCAGAACCCAAAGGCAACGTAGCAGGCAACCTGCTTGCCCTGATTCTCTGACCTATTGTCCTCATGGTCTGCATACCCTGACGCGCTGCCAGAGCTAGACCCTCTGAAACCACTCCTCCATAGTCAGGCGCGACTTCAATCGCCATGTTAGCGATGATGCCTCTTAATGCGCCAGTGGGGACTGTGACTTCATCACCGAGGCTATCAACCACGGTATAACCCAGCATAATGCCCTGAGCATCTAACTGAGCCATGTAATTATTTAGTGCGAAGATATAGTCTTGGTACTCATCTGGCTCAAGAGGAGCTTCAGATGCTTGTACAAGTATCCTCTGTAGGGATGCCTTTGCAACCTGCGCGACAGTAGCCATTACTCGTATGTAGCTCCTTTGTTGCGCTTCTTAGCAGTCTTAGCTGCATCTTTAAACGCTTGATCCGTTGGTGCGCCTGTTTCGCCCGCGCTACGCATTCTACCGCCTGACTTCTTTTTTGCAGCCCTGCGCTTGTGAATGTTTTCGTATAGTCCAGCCATTATTCGTACCTTGCAGATTTAGCGCCCTTACACTTCCAGCGCTTGCGACTTAGGTTATTTGGCGTATTAGGATCGTTCTGCTTCTCTTTAGGCAATCCTTTCTTGATGCCTAATGATCTAGCACAGTATGAGTCGCCCTTCTTTGTACCAGCGCGTACTCGTGGCCCACCGTCACTTGCTTTGCCAGATTGTCCGTAAGAAACTTTCTTTCCAGACTTGGTGACTTTGACCTTAGCTTTGCCTTTACTTGGTTTTGCCATAAAGAATCAGGGGGCCGAAGCCCCCATCCTCAGTCAGTGCTATACACCGAAGCCTTTACCCGCAAACAGCGGATTGAAGGTTGCGTATGCAGGGAGTAGGTCGAAACGAATCTTTTGAGTATTCGCGTCACCGTCTGCGTACTTAGATACTCGGATTGACATACCGTCGCTAGTAGTAGCGATAGTGTCAGTTGAGTAGAGCTTAGGTAGCTTAACAGTACCCATGCCGAACGCCTGCTTCGTGTAGAAGAGGTTAGGCTGGTACAGAGTTGAAGCAGCGCCAAGGATCGTTACAACCGCAGCCTGTGCAGGAGCAGCGTCTACGTTGTTGTACTGACCGTTAGCTTCGTAGATAGCAGCACCTGAAACAGTGATAGTCGCAGCGTTGCCAGCGATAGTCACGTCTTCGAGTACAGTGCCTGTCCAAGGCACAACAGCGCCTGAAGCATCAAGCATAGGCTGACGAGTAGCCACGTTGAGACGGTTAACGCCCGCAATAGTTACCATGTCACCAGCTTTGATAGTACCAGTACCCAGACCGCTCAAAGAAAGAACCTGAGTCATAGTGTCCTTAGCTGTGACGTAAGTTGCGTCAGGAGCAGTAGCCAAAGCGCCTTCACGGTCAGTAGTAGTACCTGAAGTGTAGCTAGGCAGTGCGTTAGAAGTAAGCGCCATCATTCCGCCGAAAGACTGGCTGATCTGTGCTTTTTCCCATGCTGTACGAACAAGGCCATCAGCCGCATTCAAACCGTTCTGAGCTGAAGACAGCGCAGTAGTAGTGAATGGGTTCATGATGTAATACTTCTCGTCGCTCATAGGAACGCCGATAGAGTCCATCAATGCACCAGCGCCTGCAACGTCGCCCCAAGCATCTACGGCAGTGCCGTGAGTACCATACTTGAGTGAAGCGTTCTTGTTCATGTACGCGCCAAGATCTAGCTCAAGGTCAGTCACAATGCGACGGGCCATTGGCTCAAGGATTTGGTCGAGTTGGTCTAGCTCAAGAGCTTCTTCAACATTGCCCCACTCAGTAGCGGCAGTGAAGTAGTCTTGTACTGTACCAGTTGCCTTACCTGCAATGATATCGCTCTTAGTGCTTGAGCTAATGTCACCGCCAGAGGTACGGATTGAGTTGTAGTCGTGAGGACGCTTGAAGTCCACGTTTGAACCCGATGAAGGGTTGAACTTGCCTGACAACAGTTGAGTGTTGACAGTCTTAGTCAGAACTCGTGATGCCTCGAATGCTTCTAGGAAGACCCGAGCCACTTTCCGAGTGACGTTACTATTGAGATTGTTAGCCATTTTTAACTATTCCTATTCAAATACTGCGCCTTGCGGCCCTCTAGGTTTGGGGGCTTTACCAGCGCCGTGTGGTTGCTCCAAAGGATCAGGAGCGTTATTTACCTTGGGTTTAAGAGCAGCAGCTTTCTGCTTGACCGTCGTTGCTACATAAACTGCCGCCTGTGTAGGTGACATCTCGCGTAGCTTCTCTAGCTCTAAGAGGTTCTTAGACAGGTAAGTAGTAATCAATGGCCCTTGGTCTTCTTCCAGTATGTACTGAACTAAGTCCTCGTGAATGCCAAACTGCGCTACTGTGTTACCTGCTACCTGTAAGTCCTCTGACTTAATCCCTAGACTTGTGGCCTTCTGGGAGTAAGACTGAACCCTCTCAGTCAGTGCTTCTTGCTGCTTTTGTTGCTGCTGATAGTGCAGTTGTTCTTTCTGCTGTTTCAGCATTTGCTGTTGCTGATCGAACGCAATAGCTTGTTTGAGTGCCTCATCCCTTAGATACAGTTGCCGTCTGTATTCCTCATCGGATACTGCAAACGGGTCTGGTATTGCTGGGACGTTAGGTCGCCTCTGTTCAGGAACTTTAGCCTCTAACTCTTCAAGCCGTTTCTTCAGGGCTTCTGCTTCCCGCTCCTTCTCTCGGAGCTTGAAAACCTTCTTCCCTACAGCCTCATCAAGTATTCGCTGCTGGTCTTCGCTGAACGTGA